CCGTGAAGCTGTGAAATTAGCCACGGAATAATCCTAGAAATAGAACGGTTGCCCGACACTATCTACTTCCACTAGGGGTATCCCTCGCAAGGGGCCGTTGCTTCTGTGAGAAGGTCTAGGTAGTTAAATAATAACTCTTAAAAGACACTTGAGCGACTTAACTTTTCTTGAATCTCTCTTCTGAAAGCTTCATCCGTTTGATAGCGCTCATCATTCATGGCCGCTACAACCTGTGCGGTTGATTCAAATTTAGTAGATGGTGCTTTAGGTGATTTGCCTCCTACTAATTTAGGTTCACGTTCACCACTATTCATATAAGCACTCTGAATACCAGCGACAGCAATACGTATTTGATGAGGATTGGAAGTTTGAATCATTGTATTAAAAGCTGCTATCTCTTCTTTCTCTAAATTTCCAGCAGCCCATTGAATCATCTCATCGTATGTTTTCTCACCACCAAATTCATTCTTGATGTTGATAACTTCTTTTGTTGCAAGAGCAGAGTCTTGGCTAGCTCTGAACTGAACACCAGAAAGATAAGCTTCAACCATGTCCTTGGTGAAGCCAGCATCTTCTAGGGAGGAATAGTCTTCATCTGTCAGCTGCCCTGATTCTTGCCAACGGGTATTCATCCCTTGGTAATCAACACCTGCATCGTCTAAACGACTTCCGATGTAATCACCATAAATTTCTTTAGCGTTACCTGTTGATTCGGTCTCTTCAGATTCAGAAACTTCTTCTTGTTCTTTGGGTTGTTCACTTAATTTGCGTTGAAGTTCTTGATATCCTTTTTCTAAATCTTCAACAGACTTATATTTGCCAGCAAATTTGGCAGGTTCTTGTTCTGCTGCTTCTTGATTTAGAGCCTCATCTTTTTGTTCAATCTCTTGTTCTGGAGATAGAGCAGGAGTTTGTTCTTCTGCAATGGTGATTGCTTCAGGCATTTGTTAGTGATGGGTGAAGGGTAATTAATTATTTGATAGTGATATGACCTGGGCGATCATGAATCACTTGAGCTTTTTTTTCTGGTGGCTTAGCTTTAGGAGTACTCTTGTCTTCTGGTACAACTAACTCCTTAACGCTCAGCTCCTCCTGCTGCTGATCCGCTGGGGAGGCCTTCGGCTGCTGCTCTGACGTTGGGGAGGGAGTTGGGGACTCCTTCTTTTTCTGTGTACTGGGGGCCATAAGGTGATCCTGGTTGTGTGTAATTATCAGCAACTTTAGCCATGGCTGAAGACTGGAGACCAGTCATCATCATTTCTTCTTGCCTCTGCTGTTCTGCTTGCGCTTGTGCAGCGGCTTGTTCTTGCTGAAGTTGCTCTGATGTTTTAATTAAGTTGGTCGTATCTATTGAAGCACTAGCTGCAAGTCTTCTTAATCCTTCTTCAACATTGACATATTGCGCCATCGTCTCTGCACCTAATACCTGTTGAGTAAGAGTTAGGAACTCAGTTAATTTATTCATGTCATCACCTCTACCAATTCCTTCCAATCCGGTCACTGCTTTAGGTTGAACTAAAGGCTCACCTGTTGTTTGACTTAGAGGGAACTCAGGTAATTTCCCTTGCTTCTGCAATATATAAGTCAGTCTTCTAACTAATGGAAGTTGAAGTTCTTGGGTAAGAATTGAATAGAAGCCACCGATAGAAGCTTCTAATTCTTGAGCCATGAATCTTATTTCTTCTGCTGTAACTCTTTCACCTGGCCGTTGAATTGCTGTATTTAATAAGAAAGCAAATTGTAATCTCCCTTCAATTCTGTCGATTGTGCTGTTAGCAATACTTAGATCAGCTTGTTTCTCTGCTTGAACAGTTGAAACATCAGCAGCATTTCCTTGCACAATTGCACCATTAGGTGCTGAGCTTAGAGTCTTTGGTCTTGTTGTTCCATTGGGATTAACCAGGAACATAATCTTCGCTGCTGCTGCAGAAGCTTCAACGACTGCTTGATATAAAGATTCAAGTGCAGTTAAGTCTCCGTAGTACTGCTCAACATGTGAACGTCCGTATTCTTCTGCATCTAGTCGTTCATATCTAAGAACAATCCATGGGCTACATACTTCGGGACACATTCCATATGTATTAGGGATCTCTTTCCCTTTTGCTTCTTGATACCAGGTTGCTTGTCCGTTTCTAAATTTTACACAGGTATAGATCTTGATTGTCTTTGTAATAGGGCCAGTATGTTCTGGTTCATCTGGTTCTTCAGGTAGGAATCCCTCTGGTAATGCTTCAGGATAAACTTCTTCTTCGGTAATAATTTCAGTGACATGACCCATTGGATCACGTACAACGCAGTAATCCCGTAAGTGAATAACACGTATTCCTTCTGGCCCTACATAAAGGAGAGCGTTACCAGTTACCAACAGTTGTTTAAACGCCTGACCTAATGATGCTCTCGCACTCATAGTTTCAAGCATTAACATTACTGCTTGTTCAGCTTTAACTAATGCAGTGTCTAATTCCGTTTTAAGTTCTGGACCTTCTTGATCTATTTGTAGAGATAAAGTATCTATCTCATACTTAAAGAAAGGAGTGTTAGGGGGGAAAAGAGTTAGCCCTAATTTGTGCATTAAATGGGTAACACCTCTCGCGCCAACTGATTGCCAAGGAGTCTTTAGTTTTCCATGATCACCCTGGTTAGAGTCGGGACAAACAGAAGGAATAGTAACCTTGCTGCAGTCACGACCTCTCTGCAAAAAAGGATCGCGATTAGTTTTTAACTGGTCGTACCTACCAGCAAGAGTTCCTTCCTTCTCTGATTTAGATTTACCAGGAACTACATCAATAGTGTTTAAAGTGAAATCCATTTAAGTAGGAATGTAGAGGCTCTTTGCAGCAAAACTAGTTGACCTTCCTTCAGGTCGTGGTGCTGATCTGTATTTCTTTCGACCTTCTCCTTTCTTTTTATCGCTATCTAAAGCGGGAACGAAACCTACTGTTGCTGCTGTCTTTTCAGGAGGAGGAGGAGGAGCTGCTTTTGATTCTCGTCGTTGCGTTAGATATCTGTTCTGTTGATCTTGTCTGCTTATTTCAAACTGACGCTTTTGTTCTGCCACCTGCTCTCGTTGTAAAGCCATGTTCTCTTCATGTCTTTTCCTTGCTGCTTCTTCTGCATCTGAAGTGTCAGGGCTTCCACTACACATAGCTAATGTCTGTGATTATCCAATAGTACTCTGATCTTAACGTTAAGCACCTGGAATGCTTAGAGGAGAGCCACCTGCTCCAGGGATAGCAGAACTCACGGTTGCTTTCCTCTTTGTAGTTTGGTATTTCTTTCTACCAGAACCAGCCTTCTCTAATTTTTCTTTTATTCCTGGCTGTTGATCTGCTGCTGTTTTAGATATTTGTCCTTGTTCATTTAAGACAATAGTTTTTCCACCTCCCCCGATCATCATCATTGACTGAGCTGTATTTGCATCGTCTTCGGTGCCTCCACCTGATGGTGGTGGAGTAAATGAAGTTGTATAACCTCCTCCTATATCAAGATCCACGGTGCCATCGATACCAAGGTTTGTATCATATTTTGTGTGGTCAACGTTATAGGTGCCAGGGTCGTAAACCATTCCATCACCTGATACTCCCACTCCAAAGTTTCTCTCTCCATAAGCTGTGACCTCACCGCTAGCAATAGCTGCTCTACCTGCTGGTGTCTCCGCCCATTGAGCAAGATCTAGTTTGTTATCTCCAGTCGCAGTAAATCTAGAAGCATCTACATTGGTCACATCAGAAGGGATCTCAAATGTTTTTTGACCCTTACGATTACGATAATTTGATTCAATAAAACTTGGTCCAACAACTGAGAGATCGTCTGGATCAGCATCACTAGGAATAGTCCAGGCAGTTGACCCATCCTTTACATTGAAAGGGACTTTTGTAGTTCTGTATCCACCTGGTGCGCTTGCATCTGG